TGTTGGCTCAGCGCGCCCTATTCTTATAACTTGGTCCATAGACATGGGATTGGCGTAATCGGTATAGACTTTAAAGACGCCAAAGCCACCTGCTAGAACATCCTTGTAAACCAAGTATCTCGTATGATGATTATCAATGTCTAAGAGAAAATGACGAAGATGCTGCTCTACTACTTTTAAGGTAATCCAATCATTTTGAAACTCGTCGTCAGCAGATACCGCAATGTCTGGTTCCTGCTTGCTCATTTCACCTAAAAGACGACTTATTCTAGATTCCAGAATATTGAATTGCAATTGAGGACGATTCATCGTCTCAAGCATCGTGACTTCATCATTGCTTAAATTTGATTCAAATACAAACTTAATGAAGTCATTATATCTGTCATAGTTCTGTCTAAAGTAATCGTGCGAGTTTCTTACACGGTTTTTGATTTTGTCGAGTCTATCTTGATGTTTTTGTGCAACTCGCATAACGTAGGGTCCCTTTCAAAGTCATCAACTTGTATATGCAGCTCGCTTGAGTCTGTCGACCTTATTATGATTGATTGTTAATGTTTTTGCTAGTTGGTTATAATCTGTAGGAGCAATTGTAGTTTTAAGAAATATCTTATCTATCAATGCAAATTTAATGGCGTCTGCACAAGTGTCGGCGATATCATCCCATCGATGCGTCTCATTGGCCGTAATCTTGCTCATATGCTCGATACATAACTTAACATGTCTAGCGTGGTTAGTAAATGAAATACGTCTCTCTGCTACATAGGGTTGGCTCTCAAGAAATCTTTTTGTCTTGTTGCCTTGTTCTCTCGTTCTGGGTATGTCTCGTAACTGGACAGCCCGAATTTCATCTATCAAACTTAGAAGCGTACCGCCGGTGGATTTCTTTTCGATTGCGATTAGCTTTGGGGGATGTGGATATCGCATGCATTCGGCCCAGAAATCCAAAAACGTAGGTTTTAACTCCTTTGGTTCAATGCGGCATTCAAGGCAATCTATCCAATGCAGGCCATATTCTCCAGTACTTTTGCCATATGATTCAATCTCATAGACCCCCCAGAAACTAAAGACTGTAGCGTCATTGTAAGATTTACTAGTCTCGGCTGTGTCTGCTGTAATGAACGTTGCCAGCACTTTGGGGTCTTCATCCAGTAGTACGAACCATTCTGGCTTAAATAAAGCACCCCCGGCGGGTATGGGATTCTGTTGAAACTGGCTTGCGAAGACATAGGGGTCAAACTCCTGTTTTTTCCTTAGCATTTCAAGAGGAAAGGCTTCAGGATATAGTGGATTTCCTGCAACATCAATTGCGGGCAAGATAACATGTTCCCATTTATTACCATCACCACCATTTAACAAAAATGCTGTGATATCCTCTTCGTGTACGCGCTGTCCTATGCCGATATAAGGCACATTTATACCACGTCCACGTTGTTGTATGGTTTCACGGTAATTTGTGATAACAGAACTTCGCATTGTATCGCTGTGTGCTTCATCTATTTTATGCAAATCATCTAATAGTAAAGCCCCAGAAAATCTATCTTCTCCAGGCAAACCAGCGTCCATACCGACGATACTACCTGTTGAACCAAATGCAGCAATAGTGCCGCCTTCTTGTGTCTGAAAGTAATCTTTTGCTTTTGAATCATGCCTTATTTTAATTCCAAATAGTAATTGATAGTGAGGGAGCATGATGATGCGCTTGATGTTTCCCGTATGCTTTGACGCTAGTGACATTGCATAACTGATGTAAATGTATTTACTATCAGGATAATGCGCTAAGGTCCAAGCGACCCAAAGACAAAGTAATGTACTTTTACCATGCCCAGGTGGAACTGAAATCCACACGCGTTGAGAGGGAATCTCTAGTCTAAAAGCTTTGGTTAGAACTTTACAGATAGTAATTACATGTGGTTCTCTGCCTGGTGGATTTGGCACCAAGAAATCACGACTATTTAGAAGAGGATAAAAGAATTCACAGAATCTTAGAAAAGATCCTCTTAACTCACTCGCTAGCTCTTCTTTTTCGAGATTAATCACTGATTATCCTTTTCATCAGCCCAATCGCCTAATGTTTCCCATCGAAGATAGTTTAAATCTAGCCATATTTCAGTGAGAATACGCATTTCACCAGTAAGATAAGGATTTTCAAGCTTTTCTTGGATATTTGCGATTCTGTCTTTGATTTTGATTAACACTTCGGATGTGTTTGACATGTAAATATCCTTTTTATTTTTAAAGCTCCAAATCCCTAGAATTCGAGGTTTTAAAAGTTGCTATCAATAGACATCAATTCCAAGTTGATTTATATAGATATCAACTAATGAAGCGACAATCGGCACGAATTGCACGTGCTATATTAAGTTCGGTTATGTACCTTGAGTTCAACTCTCTTCAATGCTTCGGCAGGACTTTCCGCATTTTCTCCCGGATTCGCATTTACTAGGTAGCGCACGCCTCACGGTTAGTGCAAACTGCTTAGCGTGTCACTGTCCACGCCGCGATTGTCATAATCTAATGCCCATTTTGCGCACTGCAGGGCTGGCAGTTCAACACCTAGGTAGAAGGTGCGCATAATAAAATCCACATGAGGCCTAGAACTCTCTCAATACGGACAAGTGGGGTGCCCGCTCATCATTTGTGCATTGTTAAGAGGCCGACAAGTGAACTTTAATACTCTTTTCTATTCTTAGCATCTAACTGTGCTTTTAATTCTTGAAGTTCTTTAAGATAACGCTCATTTTGCGACTGTAATTCTTCCACTTGTTTTTGGTCGCCGTAGATTTTGGGAGCTAGCTTAGAAGCGGTCCATTTCCGAGTATCTATTTTAAGTCTAGCTTGGGATATAATGCCGTTGTCGACACGTTTGACACCAGCTTCATCATCATAAACACATTCCTGTGTTTCATCTAAAATATCCTCAAAAGATTCGACCATCATTTCCGCTTGAAACCGCTTGGCTTCGGCGTATTTGTCAGAAAAGTCTTTCTTATTCCAGCGCCAGACGTTGATAGTTTCGCGTGTTGGAAGCTCAGGAAACATAGCACATAATTTAGGCAATCCATAAGGGTGGGTAGCTACTAACTCACAAATTCTAGTAGCTAATTCTTCGGAATAAATAGATGGTCTTCCCATTGGTTTGCCGCTCATAACAAACCTCAAGCTAACTTTTTAAATTCTTGTTCAAACATTTCGGTCGCCTCAGATTTGGAAAGCTTATTTTCTTGCATAATTTTCGCAATCGCATCACGATAAGCCTTAGATCTCTTATCAATTTGTATTGATTCTGGAGCTTTAACTTTAACATCTTCAATGTCATCACAATAGCAATCCTTCATCATCATGCCAGGCCCCATGTAAACACCGGTTCCAAAGCAACGTTGACACCTCATAATCAATCCTTTTCACTTACTTATCACTAACATAATAGCGATATCTTCGCATTATAGTCAACTTAAATCCACTATTTATTCACATAATCTGTTTATAACTCTGTGTATAAGTAGCCAATGTCCCCTTTCTGACTGACACAAACCCCATGAGTAATTATTTTATGATAAACAGTTGACATACCATGACAAGAGAGCTATCATACAATCGTACAAACAACTAAGGAAAGCAAAATGAAAGAACTAACACTTTACGACATCATGGGTGAAGATCACTACGTCTTAGCCAATCTCGAATCAGACAAATGGGTAACCGTAAAAGTCTTAAACGAATACGATGAAGAGGTCTATCATGTAAAAAGTCATCTCGCAGCATGGGATAGTTTAGTATCGTTTGCCAAGATGGTGCTAGATCAAGATAAAAAAATACAAAAAGGACTAAACGAGGTAGGTGAAGCTTTATTTCTCAAGACTGTAACACGCGAAGATTTTGCCAAAATGTATCCTCCGGTAGAAAAAGATGACTAACTTAATTGAGGAATTAGAATGAACGCACGCGAAGAAGCAATCGAGAAAGGCAACGAAATTCTCAAAAACATTAACGAATTGTTAAGGATTATAAATCTCGACCTCAATTCAAAGAAAATAGATGATGAAGTCAACGCACTCATAGGTATTAAAGCTATCGATGCATTCTTAAAAGAAGAAACAGGCCTATGTATGTGGATGAACAAAGTCGAAGGAATTATTAAACAACAACTAGGGATAAAAAATGAAAACTGAAATTAATGAATACTACAAGAAAATGGCGCAAAAGAGCGATTTTGTGCTCAACCTGAAAGACTATAACCTACACGTAGTCTACTTTCATGACAAGCTAAGCATGAGCGATAGTGACGAAACGTATTTCATGAATCGCATCAAAGATTGGCAACTCTTCGATAAAGATTACGGTCACGAGCCTTTTTTCTTTGCTGGCTATCCAGGAATGATTGAAGGGATTGTATACTACGGCCTAATCACAAAATAAGGACAATCATGTTAATCATTACAAGACGGCAGCTCGAGTCTGTCATCATCAATGGCAATATTCGTGTGACTTACTTAGGCACGAATAGAAGCGCATGCAAACTTGGAATTGAAGCACCTGTCGATATAACCATCCATCGAGAAGAAATCCAAGAACGCATTGACCGCAATATACCCATGAAATCCAAGAGATAATTTATACCCGCCTGTGAGATACTATTTTTATCTTAAAATGGATTTTACAGGCCTTAGATTGCGTTTAATCATGTAATTATCCATTTCTTTTCGCCTTCTTCAATGAATCCATTAAATCTTTGAATTCTTGTGGCGGCTGAATTCGCGGCGAAGGCGTTAATTTCTTAATCTCTCTAAAAATCTTTCCATCCTGATTGTACTGCTGATATTTATTGCGCTCATATTCTGCGTTTTGCTTAGAGACGCGCTCTTGCTCTTCTTCACGCTTCTTATTCGCCAACTCTTTTTCGGCTTTTATCTTAACGTCCTCCTCCTGTTGGTTAAAAATCTCCCCCTCAAACTCGTGGCTTCTCAAGTAAGTAGCCGGATAAGAGATAAATTGCTTCTCAGCCCATTTAGAATGCTGTTTTTTACGTTTCTGGAGATCATCAATGATTTTGCTTAGCAGCGCGTCATCATCACCAACAATCTGTTTAAAGGCCTTATATGCATCTCGTGGTTTTTCCTTCTTGGGGTATTCAGAATAGAAACTCATGAAGCGTTCGTCTTCAGAATAATTTGAAAGAGAAACTTTAGCTTTCGGCGTATTCGACGTAGGCGAATCGCCAATATATATATCTTTTTTTATTTTTATTTCTTTTATATTTATGTCCCTACGATTAGAGGGAGGGGGTCCCTCCGATTGTAGGGAGGGTTCCCCACGATTAGAGGGAGGGTCGTACCTATCATTCTTGTACACTAATTGTTCTTTTATAGGCTCATGCATCCATGGATGATCGTAAAATTCAAAGTGATTTATGCCCCCTGCTTGAGGGTGATAAGTGCCGATGAGTTGATTATCACGTAACTCTTTCAGATACTTTTCAATTGATTTTTCTGATGTTCCAAGCTCTTGAGCTAGATTCTTAGATGAACGGTAAGCATGGCCTAATGCGTCCGCCCATTGTGACAATCTGCCGTAAGTTATCTTTGCGCCATGAGATAGCAAGCTAATAGGAATCTGAATTAACCAGCATGGTATATAAACCGCGGGTGCATTGGATTTTGGGTTGTATCGTTTTTTATTATTATTGTCCATAATATGCCCTATTTGAGTGTGAATTAAAAACGCTGTGCTCTTTTTTTGATAAATATTTTTCGAAAAGTGTTGACTTGGTGAGATAGGATGGTAATATTCTTTTCATGCAATAATGCTCCCATTTAGCGTTGTTGTATTTTAACCAATGCTCTTTTTTAGCACGGTTAATCATCGTATTTAACCTAACCCTATTATAGGTTAAATATTCCATGCGCTACGCGCACGACCAGGGCTAGTGCGTCCACACTGGCCTAGTCGCTTAATTTACTATAGATAATTATGATTTACTAGAAGAAAAAGATGTCGATATCTTCATTTAATTCAAGATATCTCTTCTTTGTGATGGTTTTATTGCAGCGTGAGCAGATGTAAAAAGGCAATATGCCTAAGATGCGCTTGAATTTCCAATCATGATCAACGTAAAACTCTTTAGTCCCACGTCGATTCGTAATGCAATTGTATAAATGTGAGTCATTCAGTGACATTTAATTCTCTTCTCCATGTTCACAGTAACCAGCTATGTTTTGTAGCTCGTTTTTAATCGATTTAAGCTGAATAGTGTTAATTACATTATCCATGCACATTAATAGAACCGCCAGCAAAATAACGTTAAAAAGCCAGTATGGGATCTCGATTTTCATTTTATAAGCTCCGGTAACGGTTGCAGCGGGTGCAGAAGACTTCTATCTCCGTGATACAAATGGGACGACCATTATTTTCATTCACAGGCCCCCATTCTCTTTTATTTTGGAAATCTAGTTTATGGCCCCAGATAAAACAGATTATGCGTTTGATCATTCTTTTTCCTTTCCTTCAATGATTTTCTTTAAATCATATAAGCAATCCAAATAGCCTTTATTCCATTCTGGGAATGGCATGCCTTTATGTTCTAATTTCAGTTCCTCTTGGTTTTCTATTGAGAATTCCATCCAGTGTTCGATTAGGTTTAGGAGGTTTTTCATTCGATCACCTTTAGTTCTTCGGATTGTTGGGCTTCTATTTTGAATAATAATAGTCTGGCTTGCTCTGTTCCTTGCTCAGTTAAGGTTCCAGTAAGGCTAGAGAATAAATATCTCATCAGCTCTACGATTTGTTTTTCTGAAATTAGCATTTAATCCATATCCTCTTCAACTTGTTGTAAAAATTTAATCAAATTCTGTAATCCATTTTTATCTAGCCTTGATTGTTTTTCTTCTCGCATTTCTAGGCCGTTCGCAATTTGCTCCATTTTTATTTCATAATAATTGTATGGCTCAAATAATGCGCTTAAAACTAAAAATGGAATTCCTATAGGATTAACGCAACATCCGATTCTTAATTTTTTTTCATTTATCATTAAAAACTCGTCCCATATCTTGGAGTTCTTCGGATTGTTGGTCTTGAATCTCTCTAAGCAATGTTGAAGCAAGAGCGTGTGCTTCATTATCTTCTGCTGACCAACGAAGACGTACGTATTCAGCTAGATGAATTAATAGCAGGATTTGTTTTTCCGAGATAATCATTTAAATCCGCTCCATCCGCATTTACAGCAATCAACCATAGCGCTGTCTTGTACCGTTTCTTCATGCTCGCAATAGTTATCAATCATGGATTGGATTTTTTTATCCACAGCCGTAGTTAGATTCTCTTCTTGGCCTTCATTTATTTTCCAATGAATACAATCCAATAACTCTTTCAGTTCTTCTTTAGTGAAGTCATTCATCTATCTCACTCCCTATCATTCTTTGTAATTTCAACTGAAGCCGGCGGAACAATTTTGTCACCTTCCATCAAATGGACTTCTATATTGCATAATTTACAAATATACAGAGCATCTGGCATATATCCAGAAAAATCTGCTTCTACAAATATTTGCTTATAGATATGCTTGCATTCTATTTTTCTATCCTTGCAAAATGAATCATTCGCGTAATTAATAACAGGAGAATTTTTCGTAACAATGCTATAAATGTCATATAGTTTTTTGTCGATATAATTCTTTTCTCGTTCTGAATCATACATTAACCGTAAAAGAGGCGCGAAAAAATCAACTTCAAAATGCAATGTTTTTCCATTGTGGCGCATTTTCATGTCCCAGCAAGTCGAATCATTTCTCTTGCCTATTATTTCTTGTAGTATTTTTATTTGGCATTCGGTTAACCCATCCATCCATTTTTGTTTTAACTCGTTCAGCCATTGGTCTTTCGTTAAGTTATTCATCTTCCGGCGTCCTGATGTTTAGTTAATAAATCAAGATATGCCCATGCTTGCTCATTCTTATCGTAGTTATCGAGCATCAATTGAATTTTATTCAAAAGTTCAGAATAATAATCACCCCCCCCTTTTGCTACAGCGTTATGGAATTGATTAACGCATTCCTGTATGTCTTGAAGCTCTTTTTTTGTGAAGTCATTCATTTATAATATTCCTTGCATTTAGAGCATTTTTTTATGGGCGATATGGTAATCGCGTCAAAATCTTCTTCATGCTCGCAATAGGTATCAATCATGGATTGCAGTTTATCTTGAACTGATTTAACACGTTCACTAGGTGGGTCGTAAGCGTCATCTCCCCATATCACCAGTTCTTGAATGGTTTGTAGCTCTTCTTAGCTAAACATTCAATTATTTTTTCTGTCATGCATACGATAATTCTTTTTCTTTCTTTTTCTAATCCCATATTGATATGTTTAAGAGCGTCATCGATTATCCATGCTATATCATTTGGGAGAGCCATTCGCATCAATTCTTCATCCGCCGGGTTCATCTGTAGAATTCTCCGCATTTGAGGCATTTCATATGCTTACCCATCTCTAATAGCCAAGTACTGCCATCACTTTCGTGTTGGCATTCTTTTGGCGGATATAATTCCATTGGCCCGGTTGTTCCCTTAATGCCTGGTTGAACTTCTCTAAGACTTATCCAATATTCAATTTGCGCTTCGATTAAGGCGGCTTTAGTAGGGTATAATTCATTTTCATGCATCCAGTGGCCATATGAAACATGATATTTATTGTCATCAATGGCATCAATTTCTGTTTCTATGCCTAACCATTCACGAGCCAAGATAACAAACCAAACAATATCTCCGATTTTGTATTTAGGTTTTGATTCTGTGAGTTCTTCTAGTTTGGCGATTAATTCATCAATTGATTCATAATCCTCGAACCAATCGCAATTTTGCGCGTAAAGCCTATAATATGTATCAAAAGTACATGCCGCATGTGTAGCAATGGCATATTTTTCATCTACTTTAAGGATTAATTCATGCGCCAACTTCAATTTATCGTAATCAATCATTTAACAACCTCATCGTCACATATTTTGTATGTTGGATTAATTTGCAGCAGTTCTTGGAGTTTGGTGATCAGGTCGTCAATTTCATTAAAGATTTCATAGTATAATTTCCCATCAGTCAAAACATACCTATATTCATCGTTTGGCGTGTCAGGTATACAAATCGTGTCATATATGTCAATTGTGAATGCACGACCAATTTCTTTTTGCAATTTTTCGGCCAAATCATGAGCTAATTTTAATTTCTTACAATCAATCACTCCCATTCTCCATTTTCTTTTAATCTTTCTTCAAGACCATCTAGCCATAGCCGCAAAGCATTAACAGCGTTTTTACCGTTAACATAAAGCGTTGATTGTTCTTGTGCCTCATACGGGATAAATACGTCTCGCCCAGCTAACATATAGCCATTGCCATCAACTTTTCCTCTGAAAAACCCGCAGTCCATCCAGAAACATTTGTCATCATGTTTTAGCTTATCGTAATCAATCATTCTTATCTAACTCCTTTTGCAATGCTTCAATGGCGTCTTCTTGCGTGTTATAAAGCTCTTCTTTAGGGACATCTATTGACCATCCAGTGCCGCTAACATCTGCGGTTACCATCACGGTGAAAATGTCTTTAATCACTATCTTCCTTACAAAAGGGATGTCATGACTATCGTGGGATTTAACCCATGTCCAATATTCCTTGCCGATTTGAAGTTCCTTTGTCATTTTCCAAGCTCCTCTTTGAGGCAAATCAAGCACTCAGCAACGACTTTGAATGCTCGCACATGCATAACTGGGTCAAAATGCAGTGTATCTAAGAGTTGCTCTAAACGCGAGAATGCTCTATTTAGTGCTTTACCTTCATGCTGAGCTTTGTATTGTCTTAGCTCGTCGAGTTCCTTTCTCTCATCTTCTGTCATTTTGTATAGTCATTTAAATTTACATCATCGAAACTTGCTTTAAGCTCACCATTGGTAAGGTTTTGTAACTTTAGCTGCGTTGCAATCGGTATGTAGCCTCTTGTTTGCCAGTTCAGATAACTTGCATGTGACATACCCGTCTTCTTATTAAATTGATAGCAGCTACCAAAATATTTTTTTATATCATCTATGGTCATACAATTACCTCCGTGTGACAATTGTATATCATATTTTAGCATTAAGCTATTTACATTTATATGATAATTGATTATCATACTATATCAACAACAAGGGGAAACAAAATGATAACTGATAAACAACGTGAAGAGCGTAAGCTTGGTATAGGCGGTAGCGATTTAGCCATTATCTTAGGATTGTCTAATTACATGACGCCTTATCAATTGTACTTAGATAAAATTGGTGAGGGTGAAATTCGCGAAGAAACAGAGCAGCAATACTGGGGCAATCGAATAGAACCACTAATCCGTCAAGAATTTGAAATACGCAACAATGTTAAAGTAGAAGAACGTGAAACGATTATTCATCCGATGTATGACTTTCTTCGCGGTAATCTTGATGGCTTCATTCCAGAATTAAACGCTGTGTTAGAAGTCAAGTGCTCAAACAGTTTCATGTCACATGAATGGGGTGAGGACGGTTCAGACGTCATACCAATGCAGTACTTGGTTCAAGTAGCCCACTATTGCGCTATAACGAACGCAGAGAGCGCTTTTATCGCTGTTCTCATTGGGGGTAATCAATATAGACAGTTTAAGTATACGCGTGATTTAGAGCTTGAAATGCATCTTATAGAAGCAGCCAGGAAGTTCTGGGAATGCGTTGTTAATCGTACACCACCAGATGCAACGAATTTGACTGATTTACGGATTATGTTTCCAAATCATATTGAGCGTAAATCCGTGACAGTAAATGAAGACGTCAAAGAGCACGTGTCAAAACTATTTAACACGCGCCTACAGAAGAAAGCACTAGAAGATGTTGAAGAAAAGACTAAGTTTAACATCATGCAGTTTATGACGGATAGCGAAGTTTTGCTTGATGATGCAGGCAAGGAGTTAATCAGTTGGAAAACGAATAAACGTGGAAGCAGAACGTTTTTAATTAAGGGGATTTAAATGAGTATCGATGATAAATATAAAAAGAGTGTAGAAAAAACTGCAGCCATGTTTAATGGGCTAGTATCACCTGAAGAGATTTATGAATGCGTGAAACATATTGATATTGAATGGGCCAGGTCATTACTTAAACCCCTAGAAAATCCCATAGAAGTAACGCTTACGATGCCTCCAAGATATGGACATTCTGATGAATGAGGAAGCCATGACGAATGAAAAAACGGAATATTACATCAATTTGGCCGTGGATATTTTTTCCAAAAAAATTAGAGAGCTTGCGGAAAAAGTGACGGAAGGAGGGCATAAGATGACTATTACAAAATTTAACAGAATCCATAAACGGGCGCATTACAGAATGGTTACAAAGCTTAATGATGCGAATTTCAGTATAGAAAATTTTGAGGATGATTAAAAATGCTAGTAATAAACAAGCCCGACAATTTAGTGGTGGAAGTTCAATGTTATAAATGCAAAACAATTATGAAAGCCCATCCGATGAGCAACATGTATGGTGACTATTTTACAAAATGCGAGATTCACAAGAAAGAATGCAAACATGAGCCTAGGAATACCGGTTGGGAACAATTTGAATATCAAACATGTAGATTATGTGGGGAGAATTATAAATGAGTACAGCATTAACACAATTAAACAATAGTATAAGCATGTGGGAAGACAGCAAAAAGATAGAAGAGATACGAAAGATTTTTGCGCCTACTTTTACAGATTCTGAGTTTCAAGTTTTCGTAGGTCTTGGCAAAGCCACCAATTTAAACCCATTTACACGTGAAATATGGGGTGTGAAATTTGGGGGAAATCAAGCGCAAATCTTTGTAGGACGTGACGGATATCGTAAAGCTGCGCAATCCTATCCTGATTATGACTTCCATCAAGCCGATGCTGTTTATGAGAATGATGAGTTTGAAGTATTAAATGGCGATGTACATCATAAATATAAACTCAAAGACAGAGGAAGATTAGTAGGAGCATATTGCATCGTAAAACGTAAAAACGCTTCCAGACCAATGTATGTATTCGTGGATTTGGCTGAATATGACAAACGTCAAAGCGTATGGAAAGAAAAACCAGCAACGATGCTTAAAAAGGTCGCCGAATCCCAGGCTTTAAGAATGGCGTTCCAAGATTTACTCGGTGGAACGTATGGCGAGGAAGAGATGGATCCGCAACAATCGCCTAGAGTCGTAAATGGAGAAACCCAAACCGAACGCCTAAAAAACGCCTTAAAGGAATCTGACACTATTGACGTTACGCCGGAAGAAGCAGAAACCACCGAAACCTATTACACAGGACGAGACGATTTGCCGATTAGTGATGGGCAATTAAAGGATATTGAGATGCTAATGGAATTAAAAGATTTTTCGGAGGAGAGAAAAACTAAAGCACTGGCTTATTATAAAGTCGGATGCTTTGAAGAATTAACCGACGCGCAAGCAAGATTATTCTTGTTGCAACTCAGTAAAGCTTAGCAGTGGCAATTAGTTTTATCATTGCATATAATTATCAATGAAGGATTTAGCGGCGTCAAATCCAACCACGCATACGGCCGCATAACCTTGAAGTGATTTTCTAGCTAAGAACCGCTTCTGAGATTCTGTGGCTTTATTCTTTCCGTACTTAAGTTCTAGCCACATGCCTCTATAGCCATTTTTAGGTATATCTAAGAAGATATCCGCCACACCTGCCTGTACACCCATGAGTTTCAAGATAAAGCCTCTTAATCGCGTGCATTTGCGCTCATTCGCTATGTGTAAGATATCCTCGGCATATTCTGGGTAAGTTTCTTTAAACCACTGTATGACCTTAATTTGCAAAGCCTCTTCGCCTTGAATGGCAATTAATCTACGGCCAAAGATAATAAAGAATTTTCCCTGATTTTCTATAATCACTCAGCGGCTCGCTTTAGCCAACCATCTAGGAATATTTTGTAATTCGGATTTTGTGCAACAAGGCGCTCATAATAAAGTTTAGCAACAAGTCCATAATCACCTAACAAGACATTGGGGTTAATCTTGTCTATTGCTGCTAGCGTGTTCTTTCCTATGATGCCATCCACAACAATATGCGGGGAAACATGAAAGTTAATCGCTTCTTGCAATAACATGATTGCTTGTCGGCCGCCCATGTTAACAGAAAGATTAAAAACTTTATTGGCGATTTCTTGATTATCTATAGTGAATATTTTTAGGTTATCCCAAAAATAAATTTTATATAGTTGTTGTGCATTTTCTGGGGTTAACGAGAGGATATCTTCAGCATTGATAATGCCGTCTTTATTAATGTCTAGGCCGATTTCTTGTAAAAATTTGAGTGATATACCGTATTTAGTTATGCCGCCCTTATCGGCTTTGTTTATAGATAAACCGCCTTCATCTTGAATAACTTGGGCCACATCTTTACTGAATGCATCACTCATTGTTTCATCCTTGTTATTACGGCGCAGAAAAATTAACCCATGGAGTAAGTTTGAAAACCTGCGCCGCAATTGTAGTGTAATGTTATCTAATAGCGTGGTCAAATTTATTTAACCAAAAGCTATATACATAATCGTTGCGGTTCCGGTGGGCGCTCCGGCTTTTGTCCAAGTGACAGTAAAACCATTTGAGGCTAAGGTTGTAATATACCCCTGTTGATTTGCTCCAAATGCTTGCGCAAAGCTTATTGAATAAGTGGTGCTCACTGCATATGTTCCGGCTCCATCTACTGTATCGTCCGAAACACTACCTCGTGCAGATCCTACATCAAAACCATTCATAGATGCGCAGCTTGTCCCATTTATGCCGCCCATGAATATAACGGCTTTGGGCTGGAAGGCTAAGGAATTGACAACACTTGTTGAGCCGGTTGTGCTAGTTAAATCGAAAGTGAAAGTGCCGAATGAAATATTATTTGCAACTGCCCAAGTCGCATCGCCGCGCCAAAAAGTTGATGCGGAAGCACTTGTCCCTGAATTTAAATTGGTTACAGGCAAATTTCCTGTCACACCTGTTGTGAGTGGCAAGCCGGTACAGCTGGTTAGTACGCCAGCGGTAGGTGTGCCAAGCGCTGGGGTCGTAAAAGATGGTGATACGTTGCCCGCAAAATTTCCTGTTCCGCTTGCGCCTGTAAGGCCATTACCCACGGGGTTGACGGTGCTCATAATTTATTCTCCTAAGCAATAGTGAAGCCAGTAGTAATGGCAGATTGCGCAACCCAGGTTGTATTCGCGGTTACACACACAACTTGAATCGCGTCATATTGTTCTGCACTGGTTAATGAACCACCACTGGATGTAGTACTTGCAGCCATTTTAATCGTTTGACCTGTGTTAGCAGCCAAGACAAATCCACCGGCCCCCAATCCTGCGACCGCCACAACAGAGCCTAACGCTGCTGTAGCTGGCAATGTAACTGTGGTTTGAGAAGCATTTGCGATAACATACCCATTATTGACTGCTGCTGCTTGTGTGGTTCCTGAAACAGAATTCCAAGCCAGACCACCGCCTGTACCTGTAGCGCTGATTGTAATACTTCCAGTACCATTTGAAATACTTACGCCTGTTCCTGGTGTTAACGTGGCGGCTGTTGGTGTGCCACTTGTTGAACCAATAATTAGCTGGCCATTCGTCATAGTCGATGACCATGCTGGAACGCCTGAACTATTTGTGACTAAAACAGCGCTATTCGCAGTTGCGAGCCCTGTTACCGTATTTGCGCCATTACTATATAACAATGTACTTGCAGAATAGGTATCAGCAAAAGTTGATGTCGATGCAACCCATCCTGTGCCATTAGAACGTAAAATAGTACCCGCAGCACCAGCGCCACTAGGAAAGGTCGCAGTAGACCAACTTGGGGCAGCGTT